TTCAGATCCTTAACAATTTTTGCTGACAAAGATAGCAGATTATATCGAATAATGTCGGGAATAGACTTCAAGGCGGTAGGAGGTTCAAGTATAGCATTAGTTTCTATTATCAAACTTGTAAAAGAGGTATATGAATCTAATCTTACTTTTAAATCTTTATTTTTTGGCCCTGAAAAGTCTCGAGATTTTTGTATCCGAGCTGAATTGATATTAGAAGAAAATCCCTATGAAGGATATCCTGTAGAAGGGAAACGTAGTTTAGAAGAGCTCGGAAAAGAGGTTGTTGATTTAATTTCTTTAGGAAACGATATATTATTGTCTCTCCGAGAAGATGGGAAGAATTATAAGAAACATAAACTTTTGTTACGTTCCTTAGTCGATTTAAAGCACAAAGTTATGAGTAAACTCATGACCTCCAGGAAACCTGTGCCATTTTCAATTCTTTTGTGGGGATTACCTGCTCAGGGTAAAAGTTACATGCATTCCTTATTTTTTAATACTCTTTGTAGTGTTCTTAAAATGGAGAAGTTTAATGAGGGAATGGTGTTTACTCCTGCATTTGAAGACGATCATTGGGATGGTTATGATCCATTATCACAACCATTTTTGAAAATATCTGAATTGGGTTTTGAATCTGACGATCTTTTAAAACAAAATGGAGATCCTCGGATGAACACTTTTCTAAGTATTTCAGATGGGGCACCTATTAAAGTTAAGACTGCAGATATGCATGAGAAACAGAAGAACTTAGCCCTTTTTAAGGGAGTTTTGATGGATAGTAATCGATGTGATGCAGGATTACATCTGTACAAAAAAGTTCCGGGAGCTTATTATCGTAGATTTGATAGAATAGAAGTAGAACTTAAGGATAGTTATTGTTTGAAGGACACTAAAATTTTAGATCCTTCAAAACTGTCTGCCGATGGTAAGCTTGATTTGAGTGCTATGAGATTTCGTTATACTTACTATTGTCCGGAAGGAAAGATTGACGAAATAAAGAAATTTAACGAATCGCGCACTTTTCGAGATTGTGATTGGAAATATTTAGTTCCTTCGCTTGACGCGAAAGATACTTGGATTGAAAACATCAACGACCTAATCTATATTATGAGTTACAGGATGAATAAACATTTTATAAAGGAAGAAAATAATGTTAACATATCGAAGCACTTCAACCTTGATTTTGAGGAGCGCTTTGGATCTTGTATATTCAATCCTGATATTGAGAGACAAATTTACAGTGTACCTTCCCATCCTTCCCAAAGAAATGCTGTATCAGAAGCAAATTATCGTGCTCAAATGTGGGATGGCTTTTTGCAACTAGAACATGAGCCCGCTCATGAAGAAGTAGAGGTTGAGTGGATGAATGGAAGAGCCTATGTTCGGGAGAATGAAGTGTTATATGATGTGCAAACGGGTGTTCCAGCTGTTATTAGTTATTTCTTTCCACGACATATTTATGTTTATGTGGGACTGACTATTGCTATAGTGATCTATCTGATAATAGGACAATTTTTTGCAGCGTTCATATTTTTCATAGCCTTGATATATGATTTCAATTATATGCACTTTTTACTATGGTTAGCACTTAGAATTTTCTTTGGGAGAGAACGGTCTTATGTTTATTTACAACAGTATATGGAATTTACCCGCATGTTAGCTCGATGGAGAGATACTATACATTCATATTGGCAAATCGTTAAAATGACTATGCATTTTGTTTTTAGTACTAGAGGTCTTTTTGTAGTTTTTGGTTTGACTTTTTATATAGCTTTAAAATATTTTCGTATCAAGAGATATTTAGCTGAGACTTCTACCTATTCTAATGTTGAAGAAATGGAAGCATATTATAATTGTGGTCAATCCTATCGACGAGTGCCTACAACACAACAAAATATTTGGAACATAATTGATAACAAATTTTCACCTGTCTTCAAAAGCGATTGTTTCTCATTGGAGAATGTAATTTCTCGCAATGTTGTTAAGTTTCAATTTATGCATCGCCAACAACACGCTTTGGCTCTAAAAGGAGACATCTTTATTACTAATAAACATTTTTTCCAAGGCCATGAAGATGAATTTGAGCTGCACATGATGAGAGACGACATGATTTATAGGACGATGAAAATTTATCCCAAATATGACCTAGAGTATTTTGAGGAAGATCTTGTTCTTTTTAGATTTATAGGTGCTCAGCATCGTAATATTATGGCTCATATTCCAACGCTAGACTTTCAGTTTTACTCAACGACAGGATTAATTGATAACACGGAGGTTTGGATTAAAAATCAAAAGGATGTCAGTTATTTTAGTTTAGAAACTGAATATTTTTCAAAAGAAGTTTTTGAGTATAGCTGGAAGGATCACAAGCCTGGACAATGTGGTAAGCCATTGCTGGCAGATGTTGGTAACGGTGCCTTGTTACTAGGTATTCACTCAATGGGTGATATTAATAGTAATTCTTCTTGTGCTTTACCGTTACGTTTTGAGAAAATTCATGAGAAGTTGGAGAAACTCAACTCAAAACAATCTTACTTTCGTGTTGAATCTCTAAGTGAAGGTGAATTTCCTATTAAAAATCTTCTCTTTGATTCTGCAAAGAGGTCTCCCTTTCGTTATGAGTCATTGCATTTTTTGGATTATTATGGAAGTACAGATGACAAAGCAATGGTTAAAAGTAAGTCTAAATTGACGCCACGTTTTAGTGAAGGAGATATAAGGGAATTATTCTTGAATCATTTTGATTTTATGCCAGATATAGTTTATGATAAACCCATGATGCAGCCCTGTGTCAGAGGTGGTAAATATTATAGCCCATATAATGTTGGTCTTTTGAAGATGAATAAACCACTACTGAGTCTTAATCCCGAAGTTACTCAACGCGCTGTTTCCAGCATAGTTAATCGCATTTTGGATAAATTAAAAGTTCCTAAGCTCCAACCTATAGATGTACATTCTGCTATCAACGGTGCTGCGGATGATCCCTTTATAAAAAGGGTAAACAGGAGTACTAGTGCAGGATATGGATATAAAGGATCTAAGGATGATTATTTACCACGCTTAGACAATGAGGTTGATTCTAAACTATGTGAAGAACTCGAACAGTCAATCTTGAAAATTATAGATAACTATGAAAATAATGTTTCTTCACATCCTGTTTATAAGACAGCTTTAAAAGACGAGCCTCGAGAATATGAGAAGTGTTTAACTGGCAAGACGCGATTGTTTTATGTATCGTCAATGGATAATCTTATAGTCTCGAGAATGTTTCTCTCACCTTTTTATAGCCTCATGGTAGAACAGGGAGATATATTTTGTACTGCAGTGGGTAAAAATCCACACGCAGATTTTGATGATTTAGCAAAGGACCTCTTAGATTTTTCACCCTGTTTTATGGAAGGTGACTATTCAGGATTTGACATAAATGCTGTTTTAGATGCTCGGTATGCTACAATCAGAATAATAGTTGACGTGTTGAAGGAATGTGGTTATAAGCCACACCAGTTGGAAATTGTCCGCGCTTTATTGTTTGACAATTGTCACATAATCCTCATGCTTATTAATGATGTTTTTAAAAAGACTGGACTTCAAGCTAGTGGACGGTACGCTACTGCAGAAGACAATTCATTGCTTGGACTATTTTACTTAGTTTATGCTTGGGAATATGATAATTTAAGTCTAGAGTACGGAGATTTCTTTGATAATGTAAAACCGTTGTTGTATGGGGATGATATGATTGCCTCTGTTAAACCATCTGTAATCAATAAATTTAACAATATTACCTATCAGCGCATATGTAAAGAACAGTACAATATGGATTTTACTGCAGCGACAAAAAGTCTAGAAGTGGAAAGTTATTTAAAATTTGAAGATTTGTCTTTCTTGAAACGTCGTTTCGTTTTAAGAAAAGGACGTTATACAGCACCTCTAGATATGAATTCTCTATTTAAAACACTACAATGGCGATTGCCATCAACTGTTGTAACACAATCTAAGCAAGATCATGACGCAATAAATTCCTTTCTAATAGAGGTTTTCTTACACTGCAAAGATGATAGTTCCTTTGAATCTCTCAGAACTGATGTTTTGAGATTTTTCAAAAATAGTTATCCCACGCATGATGAGCCCTTTCATACTTTACAAAGTGTGAAAGAGATTTTGAGGTTATAATTATTTTGCAGTTTTATTTATTTATCTATTTATTTTGCCCAGCATGTCCGC